AAGGCCGGCACGCTGCGGCTGAGCGTGGACGAGCGCGGCCTGCGCTACGAGATCGACCTGCCCGACACGCAGGTGGCCCGCGACCTGGTCGAAAGCCTGCGCAGGGGCGACGTATCGCAAAGCAGCTTCGCCTTCACCGTCGATGCCGACGGCGACGAGTGGGAAAAGCGCGAGGATGGCACCTACCTGCGCCGAATCAAGCGCATCAAGCGGCTCTACGACGTCAGCCCCGTCACTTACCCCGCCTACAGCACGACCGAGGCGACGGTGCGCAGCCTGGACGGGCATCGCAACACCGAGCGGAAAGAAGATAACCCCAAGAACCCGCAGCCGTGGCGACGGCAGCTCGCACGTCGCCGGCTGCGCATTTTTGAAATCAAAAAATCCGTAATCAAATGAAAATCAAGGAACTGAGAGAGCGTCTCGGCGACGTGCTCGAGCAGATGCAGCTCATCGCCGACACGGCCGAGGCCGAGCAGCGCGACCTGACCGACGAGGAAGTCAAGCAGTGGGATCAGCTCAACGAAGATGCCGAGCGCATTCGCAAGCGGATCGAGATTGCGCAGAAGCAGGAAGAGCTGCGCGCCAAGGTGGCCGCCGTGGCCTACGCCGACGGTTGGGGCGCTACCGCTGAGGAAAAGGAAAAGCAGCAAGCCCAGCGCCGCTTCTCGCTGCTGCGCGCTATCGAGGCCCGCATCGAGGGGCGCCAGCTGGACGGCATCGAACTCGAGATGCACCAGGAAGCGGTGAAAGAGGCCCGCGAGAGCGGCATCACGATCAACGGCATCGGCCTGCCTGGCTTCTTCTTCGAAAAGCGCGACCTGACCGTGGGCACCGCCACTGCCGGCGGCAACACCGTGGCCACCGACCTGGGCGACCTGATCCCGGCCCTGCGTCCGCGGCTGCTGACCGAGCGCCTCGGCGCCACGATCCTGACCGGCCTGCGTGGCAATCTCGACCTGCCGCGTCACAGCACGACCGCTTCGGCCAGCTGGTACGCCGAGAATGGTACGGCCGCCGAAAGCGATCCGGCATTCGACAAGATCAGCCTGTCGCCGAAGCGCCTGGCTGCCACCATGGACGTGAGCAAGCAGCTGATCGCACAGGGCAGCTTCGACATCGAGGCCTTCCTGCGCGCCGAACTCGAAGCCGCCATCCGCGAGGCCGTGGACGCCGCCGCCATCAACGGTTCGGGCACGTCCAACCAGCCGACCGGCATCCTGAACACGTCGGGCATCGGCGTGGTGAGCATCGGCACGAACGGTGGCGCCCCCACCCACCAGCACATCATTGACCTGGAAACCGAGGTGGCCGTGGACAATGCCGACATCGGCGCACTGGCCTACCTGACGACGCCGGGCGTGCGCGGCCGCCTGAAGCGGACCGCAGTGGATGCCGGCTCGGGCCAGTTCGTATGGCAGGGCAACGAGATGAACGGCTACCGCGCTGAGGTGAGCACGCAGGTGCCGAGCAACCTGACGAAAGGTTCGGGCACAAACCTGCACGCCATCCTCTTTGGCAACTGGAACGATCTGATCATCGCCAACTGGGCCGGCGTGGACATCGTGGTCGACCCGTACACCAAGGCGACCAGCGCTCTGGTTGCAATGACCGTAAACAGCTACTGGGACGTGGCCCTGCGCCATGCCGAGTCGTTTGCAGCCGTAGTCGATGCTGACCCGACGGCCTGATTGAATCTGTAACTGATTGACGATGAGAGTGAAATTCACGAAATCCTCGGTGGGGCGCTTTGGCCTGGGCTACCTGCAAGGGCAGGTGGCCGAGCTGGACGACAAACGAGCGAAAGAGTTGATCGCAGCCGGATACGCTCAGGAAGTCGGAAAGGAAGACCAGGGCAAACCCAGCTCCGAGCAGCCGAAGCGTCCCCGTCGCGGTAAAACGAAGAAGTGATGCAAAGCGAGTTCAACAGAACCGAGGCGCTGAACGCGCAGCTTGGCCAGAACGGGTTCGAGGTCGCGAACGACACGAACAGCCACACCGGCGAGTTCTTCGCCATCCAGGTGCTGGCCGACGCGGTGTTCAGCAGCTTCACTGCCGAGAACATCACCGGCACGTTCACGGGCATCACGGTACCGGCCGGGCACGTGGTGTTCGGCGACATCAGCGAGTTCACGCTGACGTCCGGGACGGTGATTGCGTACAAGAAATGATGCACCATGGCCTGGAAGATCGTCACGCCCCCCGCTGCCGAGCCGGTCACGCTCACTGAGGCGAAGAATCACCTCAAGGTCGAGCACTCGGCTGATGACGCGCTGATCACGACGCTGATCAGCGCCGCTCGGCAGTTCATCGAACGGCAGACGGGCCTGGCCCTGGTGACGCAGACGATCGACGAGTTCTTTGACGAGTTCCCCGACGTGATCGATGACGGCACCGAGCACATCGAGCTGACGGTGTGGCCCGTGCAGTCGGTCACGTCGATACAGTACTACGACAGCGCCGGCACCCTGACCACGTTCGCCAGCACCAACTACCGCCTCGACGATGCGAGCCGCCCCGCCCGCATCGCCCTCGAACCCGACGCCGACTGGCCCGACACGTTCGAGGTGCCCGGGGCGGTGGTGGTGCGGTACGAGGCAGGCTTCGGCGATGCGAGCGACGTGCCCGAGCTGCTGAAGGCGGCCGTACTGCTGCTGGTGGCTGACTTGTACGAGAACCGAGAGGATAGCCCGCGCACGATGCCGACGCACGTGGACAGATTGTTGAACACGTACCTCGACCTGCAATTCGCCTGATCATGCTGAAGACCGACGTCAAGGTAGGACAGCTCGACCGGCGCATCACGCTGAAGACGCGCACTACGGTGCAGACGAGCACCGGCTACGCGCGCGAGACCTGGACCGACCTGGCGACGGTGTGGGCGCAGCTGGTGGACCGCGGCGGCGCCGAGCGCGAGGTGAGCGAGCAGGAAATCGGCGTGCGGCGCGTGGCATTCATCATCCGCTACCGCAGCGACATCAGCGCCGCGGATCGGATCGAGTACGACGGCGACATCTACGACATCACGAACATCGAGGAAGTCGGACGCAGGCGATTCCTCAAAATCTCGGCGGAATGGCGGAAGTGACGGTGGAACTTGAGAACATGGATGAGCTGCTCAAGCAGATCAACCAGATCCGTCGGAAGATGAAGCGCAAGGTTTTGCGCAAGCCCTTGAAAGAAGCGGCCAAGGTGCTGGTGGAAGAGGCGCGCAGTCTGGCCCCAGTGAGCAAGAAGCCGCACGTGCGCTATCAAAAGGTCGGTTTCATCAAGAAGAAACGCGCGCCGAAAGGATACGGACGACCGATTGCCGTGTATTACCCTGGCAACCTCAAGCGAAGCATCCAGGTAATGCTCTTCCGCAAAAGTGCGGATGTGTTCGTCGGCTACCGGCTTGCGAGATACCCGAACACGAAGGGTACGTTCAAGGGGCGCAGGGTGGATGGATACTACGCTTACTGGGTGGAAAAGAGGACGCCGATAATGCGCCGTGCAGTCGAAACATCGAGGAATCGACTTGCGGCAGAGGTTGTAAAACAACTGCGGATTTTCGTTGATGCAATCGTTTTGGGTTGAGAACGAAAAGAGTACATATCGCGCTCTTTGACATCCTCAGCAACGACGCCACCGTGGCGTCGCTGGTGGGCACGCGCATCTACCCCGTGAGCGCGCCGCGTGAGGCGGCCATGCCCTACATCGTGACGCGCATCATCGCCAACCGGCCCTCGGACACCAAGGACGGCGTGAGCACGGTGGACTACCTGCGCGTGAGCATCGACGTGGTGGCACAGGACACCGACCAGGCCCTCGAAATCGACGATGCCGTGCGCCAGGCGCTGGACCGCTTCAGCGGCACGGCGAACGGCGTCAACGTCACCAGCGCGCAGTACATCAGTACGCTGGAAGACTGGAACTGGGTGGACGAGCGCTACGAGGTGACATCTGATTATCACGTAAGAATCGCATAAAGCAATGAAAATCAAGCTTTTGAAAAAATGGACGAAGCCCAGCGGGCTGGATTTGCCGAAAGGCACCGTAGTAGAGGTGACCCGGGATCTGGGCTTCGAGCTGGCCGAAAAGCGGATCGCACAGATCATCGAGGAAGAGGCGGTGACGCCGCCCGTGCCCGATGACGACCGCCCGATTCCTCAAGACGAGGAAGAGGAAGAGGAAGAAAAATTTTTCAAGTGAAAAACTGAAATAACATGGCAACTACAGGAATAGTCAATGGCACCGCGATTGGTGTCTATGTAGGATCGACGAAAGTGGCCCACGCCACGGACGGCAGCATCTCGATCAACATGGCCACGCGCGACGCAACGACGAAGGACAGCGGCGGCTGGACCGACCGCCTCGAGGGCGTGCGCTCGTGGTCGATCACGTGCAACGCACTGTTTGCCTACGACGCCACCTACGGCCTGAGCGACCTGTTCAGCGCGCTGAACAACCGCTCCACCGTGACGGTCAAGTTCAGCACGGAAGTGACGGGCGACAAGGCCTATTCGGGCACTGCGTACGTGACGAGCATCGAGGCCAACGCCGGCACGGAAGAGAACGCGACCTATAGCGTCACGTTCGAAGGTACCGGCGCACTCAGCGAGACGACGATCGTGTAATCGCAACAAACTGACACACAATGACTATCAACCTCAATGGCCGCGACTACCCCGTGGCGTTCACGTTCGGGGTCTATCGCAAACTCACGGAAGAAGGTGTGCTCACGGACGACGGTGCGCTCGACATGAGTCGGGTGCACCGCGTCCTGTTCTGGACGGTGCATTTTGGGCAAAAAGTGACAGGACAAAAGCCTTTGACATCCGACGAATTCGAGTCGATCGTGGACGTGGCCCCCGCCGCCGACGTGCTCAAAGCCGTTGAGCAGGTGGCGGAAATGATCGCGGAAGCGATGAACGTGCAGGTCGGCAACGAGCAGCCGGAAGGGCAGGGCGTCAAAAAAAAGTGACGCCGGACGAGCTGGCCGCCCGGGCGCTGGCCACCGGCCTGACGTGGGCGCAGCTCGAACTCGAACCCTTCCGGGCCGTGCTGCTGCGGCTGTGGGGCCATGCCCGCAACCAGGAACTGGCCGAGCGGGCCGCATGGGAAAGGACGCGCTGGCTGGCCACGCTGCTGCTGCAGCCGCACACCCGCAAGGGGCAGCGCCTGCAGCCCAAAGACCTGGCGGTCTTCCCCTGGGAACGCCGGCGGCGCAAGCAACTGAGCCGAGAAGAGTACGAGCGCATCCAGGCTTTTTTTGACAAATGGCACGCACAGGAACATGGCAAGACTGGCTGAGTTAAATGTAAGGATAGGCGCGAACATCGTCGAGTTCGAGAAGGCGATGAAGAAGACCGAGCGCACGCTGCGCCGGTCGGCCCGCAAATTCAAGGATCTCGGCAACGAGCTGAGCGTTGCCATCAGCCTGCCTCTTGCCGGCCTGGGCGTGGCCGCGGTGAAGGCCGCCGCCGACTTCGAGAAGCTCGAGATTGGTCTGACCGCGATCATGGGCAGCGCCGAAGCCGCGAAGAAAGAAATGGAAGCGCTGCGCAAGGAAAGCCTGAAGCCCGGCCTGGGCTTCGAGCAGGCGGTGCGCGGCTCGGTGCGCTTGCAGGCCGTCGGCCTCGAGGCCGAGCTGGCGCGCAAGGCGCTGGCCAACTTCGGCAACGCAATTGCCCTGGCGGGCGGCACGGCCGCTGACCTGGACGGCGTCACCCTTGCCCTCACGCAGATCGTGAGCAAGGGCAAGGTGATGGCCCAGGAAATCAACCAGCTTGCTGAGCGCGTGCCGCAGATCCGCGCGGCAATGCTCAGCGCCTTCGGTACGGCCGACACCGAGGTGATCCAGAAGATGGGCCTGGATGCCAAAGAGTTCGTCAAGATCATCACCGAGGAATTCGGCAAGCTGCCGCAGGCCAGCAGTGGTCTTGCCAACTCGCTGCAGAACGCCGGCCAGGCCATCACGCTCTTCCTCGTCGAGATCGGCAATGAGATCAACAAGGCGTTCGACCTGCAAGGCATGGCCGAGCGCCTGAGCGACGCCCTGGGCCGCGCCGCCGAGGGCTTCGCCTCGCTCAGCGACAGCACCAAGCGGTGGGTGGTCGGTATCGGTGCGGCGCTGGTGGCGGCCGGGCCGTTCTTCAAATTGCTGGGCGCCATCAAGCTGATGCAGGCGCAGATGATCGAGACGATGCGCTCGCTGGTCTCGGGCACGGTGGCCCTGGCGAACAAGATTTACGAGGCCTCCAAGGCCTTCGCTGCGATGAACACCGTGATGAAGTTGAGCGTGATCGGCGCCGTGACGGCCGCCGTGGCGGCGCTCGTCCTTGCATTCCAGGCATTTACAAATCGCGTAAATGAAAGCACCGTTGCCGCGCAGGCGCTGCAGCGCGTCACCGC